ATTTCCAGGCATGACGCCATATTTGCCGAGAGCCCGCTGGCCGGCATAGGGACCGCTCGCCACAACGGGGCCGAGCGCGGAATAATTGCCGCCGCTCTCGTTCCCGGCAATCGCGGCGCGAAACGGCGCCATCGGGTCTGAGCCGCCAGCGCCGGCCGGCGCGAGCGCATTGGCGACCGCCGAAGCTCCCCCTCCCGAGCCGGGAGAGGCCCCAGGCTGCGCGCCACCCAGCGCTGCGGCGATTGCAGGCGCGCCGCTCAATCCGGCTGCGGCGTCGCCCTGCGCGTCAACCGCAGCGTCGGAGTTTTGGAGCGCGGGCGTCGAGCGGCCCGGCGTCGCCGGAATGGCCTGCGCCCCCGGATCAAGGCCAAAAGCTGCGCCTTCCAACGCGTCATTGTTCGCGCGCCCCAAATTCAATTGTTGGTTCGCTTGCCGATTAATCAGCGCGGCACTAAGCGCCTGCGCGATTCGGGCGGCGCCCTGCCAAGGGCTCGCGATCGGCGACGTATCCGAACCGGATTTCGAAAGAGCGTCCGCAATGGCCTGCTGGCGCGCGATCTGTGCCGGCATGAGCAACGTGGAATTGGGATTGCTGGGGTCGCTGGCGGGAAGATTGAAATCGAGCAGACTCATGCGAGCGCTCCCAACAATCCAATGCCGGAACTCCCGAGGCCGAATAGCCCCCCCATTGCCGCGTTGCTTTGCGCGACCTGTTGTTGATAATTCTGCTCGACGATGCCCGCGACATTCGTCGGCGCGACGCCGGTTTGGGAGGTCGGCGCCAGCGTGCCAACGCCGGGCTGAGAAACTTGGCTTCCCGTTTCGAGCGAAGAAAGGGCGTTGAGAGGTTCGTTATATTCTGACGTAAGCGCGGATTGAGCCTGCGATGCGTCCTGCCCGAAAGCGGACGCATAGGCGTTGTCCTTTAGAAGTCCCTCGTTCGAAATTGCCGTGGTATAGCCGGCGCTCCCCGGCGCGAGACCTTGGTCGTAGGCGGTCTGCTGGGTCTGCGCATCGTTGCGCGCCCATTGGGGATCCATCGTGAATTCGTTTTCCTTGTCGAGTTGCCCTTGCAACGCCGAATAGGAAAGGTCGAGAGGATTCGAGAGAGTCGAGGAGGCCGTGTTTTCGAGCTGACCGGCGAGATTTGCGCTTCCCGTCGCATTCGCGATCGTTTTATCGGAAAGAGCTTGTTCGTCTGGCGCAAGCGTCGTCGTCGCTGTTTCTTCCGGCGCGCCGCTCGAACTCGTCCCGGTCTGATTGTAGGTAATGTTGCCGTAAGGCGTGATCTGCGAAACGTCGTTAAGCTGGCTCTGATAATCGGCCGTCTGCTCGTTCGATTGCGTTTGCGCCTGGGCGGTCTGATACGGGTCGGGAGGGCTCGGCTGGCTGATCATTCGAAAGCCTCAAGATTTTCTGCCTTGAGGCGAGGAGGCCTAGAATGATGCCGTCCTCTCGGGGAAAGCGATCTTTCATGACGCCCTCGGGCTCAAAGCCGAGTTTCAGAAGGCTTCTGATCGCCCGATCATTAGAAATTGGGGTTACGCACGTCACCCGCGCAACGGCGAGCTTGCCAAACACATAGTTCGCGATATTCCGCATAGCCCACATCGGCCATGGCTTCAACACTGTGCACGATAAATCGACGTTGATCCGATCGAAGTTGTTGAAAACCAGCGCGCCGGACAATTCTTCGCCGTCGAGGACGACAAGGCCGACGAATGGCTCAGAAAAAACGAGGCCAAGAGGGACGCCGATCGCGCGGGCCGCGCGCGCATTGTCTTGCGAAACGGAGAACATTGATATATGAAATCCTTCGATCGCTTTGGGGCAGCATGGTAGCCCGCCGCTTGTCGGAGCCGAGCGCTATGACGGGGTCGCTACCCGTTAATATCTCGGGAGGGGTGCAACCCTCGCGCCGGTTCAAATCCGGCAGGCGATTCTTCACCCGAGCACGTTCCCCTCTTGGAACATCACGTCGAAGGCAGAAATCCGCTGATCGGGCAGCGTCGTTCCCAAATTCGTCGTCAACTGGAAAACAACCCCGATCGCGACGCCTTCGCCCTGCGCGTCCTGCCATGTCGAATAGGGGACGAGCGCGCCAGACCAGACGGCTTGATCCCACTTCGCCACGTCCCAAAGCGCGCCGGCAAGCGCCGTCGAGGGGTTCGGGCCAGCCGGAATCGTGGTGTTGAATTCGACGTTGATCATGATTTGCGGCGTGACAGGTTGCGCGGCGAGAAAATAGGGCTTCACCAACACAACCTGCTTTTGCGAGGCTGGGCGCCCGAGATAGGAGAACGCCATCATGATGGTGGTGGTGTAATTATTTAGGCCGGCGTCGCAGCCTCCCGTCTCGCCCTGCCAGACGTTGCCAGCCGAATCCCCGTAAAACATATTGTCGTTGAAAATGCCGAAGCAATTGGCGTCCCATCCGAGATAGCGCGCCCAGGCGCCGGTGCGGGAATTGGCGACGAATTGCGTGAAATCCGAGGCATTTTCCTTCGGCAGATTGATGATCGCCATCGATTGCAGGGGCCACGGCACGATTTGCCAGCCCGAGATACCGGCCCGGGCAATGACAGCATCACGCCAGGCGGGCGCAATCGGCTTCGTCACGGCGATGTTTTCGAGGGCGACTTGGTCGAGGGTCATGACCTTCGACATCGGGACAATGCCGTCCTCGGTCATAATGAGGAGGTCGCCGCCCGCGGGCATGGTGCAACGCGGGCCGAGCGGTCGCGCGATGGTATATTGGCCGACCAGCGTCCAGCTTGTATCGGCGGGGCTCGCGCCGTTGTAGAGAAGAACCTCGCCTTCGGACGTGATGAACACAAAGCCGAGATATTGCCCGACGCCGGAATTCACGGCCCATTGGGCCATCGCAATGAGATATCCTCCCTTGAGGCAAAATGGCGCGAGGGGAAAGAGCGTCGCCGGGCCGCCGATCGCGGCGAGGCCGAGATAATAGCAATTCAAGGTTTGGCCGTCGGCGAAATACAAATGCCCGCGATATTGCGCGACGGCGGAAAATCCGACCCCGGAATATCCGGTAATCGGCGCATTCTGATAAAAAGTGAGCGATTCCGCCCCGGAGCCCGTCGCCGCGATGCTGATGACGATGCTCGTGTTCGGATTGATGCTGACGATCGTCGCGCCCGCGGGAATGTTCGTGCCCGAAAGCGCCATTCCGACTTGCAGATTCGCGGTCGACGCCATGAGAATCGTCGTCGTCGCATTGAGCGTCCCGGAAAGGACGAAGGTGCGATTCCATCCGGTCCCGTCGAAGATTTGAACAGGATCGACCCCGTCGACGGCGACCAGATAGCTCCCCCCAAACCCGGCAAACTGCACATATTGCAGAAAGCTGCTGTTGAGGCCGGTGACCTTCGGCGCCCCAACGGCGCCCGCGCTCGAAATATCGTAAATCTCTTTGTTGCAGACGGCGAAAAACTTCGAATTGACCCCGCTTACCCAAGGCATGATGGACGAGACGGCGAAGGATCCCATCCCGCTCGCCCACAATTGCGAGCCTCCCCGCACGCGAACGTAGTCAAGTTGGGGAAATGCGTTGTCGAAAACGATTGCGGTTTTGGGGGGAGGCTGCGCCTGGTTATCGCCGACATACCAACCCGAGGTCGGGGCCGGCATATTGAAAACCTCGGAGACCTGCGCGCCCGCATCCTCCATTTGCTGCTTGCGGCGCCGGCTCATTCATCGCCTGTCAAGGTCGTATAGATCGGCAGAATCCCCGGCCATACGCTCGGGCCGCCGAGCGGGACTTGGCTCATATTCACTTCCCGATAGGTATCCTGCCGCCCGTCGGCGCGCATGAACGAGCGCTCGAACCGCTCTTTCGCCGCCCCGTAGGAAAGGCCTTTGGCCTCAAGCCAGCGATATTCGAGTCCGCGCGTCATGACTTTTTCATCAATCAGCGAAATATCGGTATCGGCCGACCAGTAGAGCCGATGAACGCCCGCCGCGGTCTGAATCCAGCGCGGCGAATAATAATTATAGGTCAACGTCTCGCCGAGCGAGAGGGCGGGCCAGACCTCGAAAGTGTTGCCGATGATATGCCAGACCGGGCGAATTGGGCCGACCGGGAAGGCCTTGAGGGCCGCCAATTCTTCGTCGGTCACCCGAACGATGGGCTGCAAAGGGAACGCGGTCGATTGCATTTGCAGGCCCGGCGACATGCCGGCGAAATCACTGGCCGGTGTGTCGGCCGCTCCAATCGGGAACGGCCAAATCGTCGTCACGCCATCGCCGGGGCCGATCGACGCGGGAACGTCGAGGGGTTGCCAGAAATCGCTTTCCGCGACTTCGTCCCCGACATCTTGCAAGAGCGCCTGCATTTGAGCGACGCCGGAATCGGCAGTGTTGCCGAAAACGGTCGCGACCGTCCCCATGTTTTTGCGGAGGCGGAACGCGTTGACGATGCTCAAAAGGCTCATGACGCGACCTCATAGGCGCCCGCTCAGGCGGCCTGTTCTTTGGGATGCGCCGGGCGCCCAGGGCCGCGCTTCGGCGCGTCTGCGGATGACGACTGCGCATCGAGGCGCGCGCCAAGCTCGCGAATCTGGCGCTGCAAATCCTCGTTCGATTCCTTGAGGCGATCGTTTTGCGCGGCGATGCTCGCGGCAATCCCCGCGTCTTTCGAGGCCCCGAGCCATGCCTTCGCGCGCTCGCGCCATTGATTGCCGTCGAGAATGCGATGGAGGGTCGAATCGGGGCATTCGGCCAAGTGCTCGACCGACAGAATATTGAGCGCCTTCAATTCCATGCAAAATCCGGCCGAAATCATCGGCCAATGGGAAAGCGGCGTCCCGTCGATATGGTCGTTTTTCTTGGTCTCTTTCCAGCGCTTGTAAGCCTCGTGGAAGCGCTCGCGCAGGGCGTCCGTCACAGGATGAACAGGCGCGCTGTTATGGTCTCCGGTGGTGCGCAGCATGACCATTTCGTCGTCGCGCGTGCGCAGCGTGCCGGCTGCATCGGTCGCGCGCTGATCGACCGACGTTTGCATGAAGAAAACCGCCGTAATGCCCTTGTTCATCGCGGCATAGTCGACGCCGTTATTGCCGACCGTGGCGAACACGTCGTTGAGGCCGAGATTTTGGGTTTCGAAGGCTGAAAAAACATCGCTCACAGGCGCGCTCCTCGCGGGGGAAAAGGAAAAGGGGCGCCGAAGCGCCCCCGGTCACTCGTTATTGTGGTCGCTCGCCGGGTCGCGGTCAATGTCCGCAAGAGAGCCTTCCCCCGCGTCTTGCTGATTGGAGGCCGCACGCTGCACGTCGGGGTCGCTCGCAGCCCATTCCGCGCTTTGGGCGATCGGCTGGGCGTGTAGAGCCGGCTGCGCGCCTCCCGATGCAACCGACTTCTGGTAAGCCATCCACTCGCAATAGGCCCCGCTTTCGGGGGGCGTCTCGCCGTCCTGCACAAGCTTAACGGAGGTCACCGCGAACGGCACGCCGTTCTGATTCGAGACCATGAGATTGACCATGGAATCGGAATGCACGAACGCCACGAGCGCCGCAAACGTCGCGCTGCGATCGTCGTGCGGGTGAAACAGCACAACGCGGCCGACCGTCGGCTTGATGACGACGGGACCGCTCGGGGCTATTTCACGTGAAACAGGACTCTGGCCATCCCGGCCGCCGATGCGGCTTTCAAGGTGCAGAAACAGAAGCTTGGTCGCGTTGTCTAAATGGTGAAAGCGCGCATCGTCCTGCGCGAATAGGTCTGACAAATAGGACATGGGGCGGCCTTTCGAGGCAAGCAAGGGAGGATAAGGCGTGGCCCCAGGGCTTGCGTCCTGGGGCCTGCTTGCAAACGCGAAAGGGAGAGAAGCCGTTCCCCGCCGCGTTAGTTCTGGACCGCGACCGACGGCCAATTAAGGAAGGCCTCGACGTAAATCGAAGTCGTCAAGGCGATATTGTTGGCCGTCGCCGTCGCATTGGCGCTCATAACGATCGTGTAGGGCGCCGAATTGCCGATGATTTGCAGAATGGTCGTCGAGCCGGGGATGCCCGTTCCGGCGATCGTCTGGTTTGGATACATGCCGGCGATCGAGGTCACGTTCGTCAAGTTCGGCGAGCCGTTCGTCGTGGTCGCCAGACCGACGCCGTTCGTTGACGTGATCGTCACCGTTCCCGAAGCCGTCGCGAGCAAATTCATATAGACGGTCGAGCCCTGGATATCGGTGATGATTGCGCCCGTCGCAATGCCGGTGCCCGAAAGCTGCTGCCCGATGACAAGGCCGCGATTCTGCGAAACGGCCGTGATCGTGCCCGAGCCGCTAACCGTCGTGCCGGTGAAGGTCCATGACAATTCGCAGGTGAAAACATTCGCGATGCCCATCGAACCCGCGAGCGGCGTCGTCGGCTGATTAAGCTGGCCAGCGACCGCCGTGGTGTTGATCGGCTTCGTCTGCGCGTTGATCGTCGCGCAGTTAAGAAGCGAAATGCCTGCGCGCTGCACCCACATGGCATACATGCCAGGGACGAACGTATATGACCAGACGTTGCCCGGATCGGGCTGGCTGGCCTGCGTCGCCTTCGTGCCGCCAAAGAATGCCGTCCCGAGATTCGCGCCGAAAGGATGCGCGCCGGCGCCCGTCGCCGCACGAATCGCCTTGAACGAATTGTCATAGACAACCGCATCGCCCTGATTGAGCGTCAGAGCCGCGACGACCGGGAAGAGAACATAGACAAATTCCGCGCCAGTGTCGCCGCCGACCACGGTTCCCGGCGCGAAGCTCGGAAATGGAGCCTGCCCAGCCGAGCCAAACGGCCCCTCGGGAAGAGCGGTGCGGGCGCCAATGGCCTCGAATTGCATCCGAGCGATCGTCATTTTGCTTTACCTTTCGAAGAAAAAGGGAATTTAGAGGGGCCTCCCTAGACCCCTCCATCGCCCGCTAATTTACTGCCACAAAACGCCATTTAGGCTGAGGTTGTTGGCAGTCATATTACCCGCCCACGCCATTATGCGCACAACCGCGTCCTGATTGACGTTGGTCCGATCGCCGCCGATGACCTTGAAGTTTCGCTTCGAGGACGGCCGATAAAGGACGGTTTTGGTGTTGAGGAAATAGGCCGTGTTCGTCGGAATCTGGCCGTTCTTGCCGCCGTCGAGGACGACGTCGACCTCTTTACCGGCGCCGTAATATTTCAGCGACGTGAAGCCCGCGCCCGCCATCGCCTTCTCTGACGTGATGCGCTGGATAAGCTGCAACGAGGTCAAATAGGCGATATAGATGTTGTTGTCGGCGACGATCAGGTCAACGCCATCCGAATTGCGCTTTAACCCGATGGTCGTCGAGTTGAAATAGCTCTGGACGTTGCTCGACGTGATGACGCCGCGCGAATCGGTATTGGCGTTGACGCTGACATTGCGCCACCACGGATTCGCGCCGCGATCGATGCCGCCGACCAGTCCCGAGGTCGGAGCCTTCGAAACGAGGAGGGCCAGGCCGCCGATCTGCTTGCCAGAAAATCCGGTGCCGTCGGAATAGACGCCCGCCGACATTTCATTGTCAAAGGTCG